ACGCTTGGAGGTAGGCCTGCCCGCCGAAGCTCGCGCTGGCGAGGGTGTCGATGCTCGCCCCGTTGGTGGCCGCGCTGTCGGTGCGGATCCCGGCGGTGAGCTGCTGCCCCCACTCGATCCCGAAGCTGTTGGACTGGGTGCTCACCCCGAACGTCAACATCCCGTCGTCGCCCCTGGTGGGGTCGTAGTTGACCTGCTTACCCACCAGCGACGCGGCCGGGTCGCCGAGGGTGGTACCGCGGCAGTACGTCAGGATGACGTCGGTGCGGGGCAGAGCGGCGAGTTTCTCGTGCGTGCCCGTCCCTGCCACGACGTGGTTGTGGAATGCGGTGAACTCGATCTGACCCGACCGGAGTCCGCCCTGCCTCTCGTAGGCGCTCTTGTCGATGCCGGTGAAGTTCAGCAGCGCGGGACCGCCGCCGATCGACCCGAGCTGCTGGATGTCACCGGAAGCGTTGAATCCGGATATGTAGAGTGCGTCCCCAAGGCCGCTGGTTTTGGCCACTACGGTGCCTCCGTCCACAAGTCACTGATGATCAGGGGCACGGTGAGCGTGGCCACCCGGTAAGTCGTCGAGTCGAACCGGGCGTAGCCGAACACCGCGCCCAATCCGGCGCCGTGGGCGCCGAGGATGTCGACGTTGCGCACCGCACCGCCGAACTCGAAGTCCCCGCTGTACGCGCCCATCAGCTGGTCCACCGCGCCCGTCACCGCAAGGTCCACGTCATCCTGCGGCTCCGTATCCGCGGGCATGAACACCCGCCCGGTCAACTCCAGACGGCCCGTGCCAGCCGTCAGCCCGGACCCGGCCGGGACCGTAGTGATCCGCGCGACCCACAGTGCGTAGATCAGTCCCGAGCCCGGCGCAGACACAGGCTCGTGCCCGAGTACCTGCTCGAACAAGCCGAGGCTCTGAGCGTGCGACAGGGCGACGCTGCGGATGGTGGTGAGGTCCAGTGCCACAGCCGCTCACATCCGTCCCGTGTACCGGCGCAGCAGCCGCTCACCGATACCGCGCTTGCGTTCGTTGAGCTGGTGCCGGGTCTTGATCCAGTGGTCGTAGCCCTTGAACCGCGTCACCGGGAAGTTGCGGCTGCCGACACCGGCGAGCCACGGACCGTACACGACCCGCGAGTCCCAGATCTTGCGGCCTTCGGTGACGACGCAACGGGACTCGTAGTAGCCGGTCGGGTGCTTGAAAACCTTATGCATCTCCTGCTTCAGGATGCTCAGGCCCTCTTCGGCGAGCTGGCGTTCCAGCCGGTCCACGTACTGGTTGGCGGCGACGCGGGCGCGGCCGTCGAACATCGGACCGCGGGTAGAGACGTCGAGGAGCATGGCTACACGCTCCTCATCCGGGCTTTACGACCGTGGGAGACGTACACCCGCTGCCGCAGATCAGCGAGCCCACGCCCGGACACCTCACGCTCGTTCTCGCCGGAGCCGGCGGTGCGTGCGTACCCGGAGCGGCCCTGCAGCAGGTCGGTGAGGGCTTCGGCGATGACGAGTTGCCGGACCGGGCCGGGCGGATCCCACCGGTAGACGGTGCTGCTGGTGGCGTGCGCGGCGGCGGTGGTGCCGAGGGCGCCGCGGGTGACGGTGAGGGTGCGGGGGGCGTAGATGGTGGCGCCTGCCGTGTGGGCGGCGATCGTGCTGCCGTCCCACGCCCGCCTGACGGTCAGGTTGTTACCTGCGATGTCCTCGATGAGCATCCGCTCGGAGTCGATGAGGATGACCTCCCCGGCCGCGAACGCGGCACCGGACGCGACGGCGACGGTGACGACGTTGTTCTGGTTGGTCAGGCCGGCACCGCCGAGGGTCTGGCCCGTGCTGAGCTGCGCCCGCTCCTTGACGAGCATCCGCTCCGAGTCGACGCGCAGGATGGAGCCGACACCGACCGCGGCCGAGGTCGCCCCGTCGACGTCCACGCTGGTCTCGGTGTCGTCGAGGATCTCGGCGAGCGCACCCACGCTGGTTTCGGTGTTGCGGTAGCCCCACAGCCCTGCGATCTGGATGTCGCGCTGGTAGGTGTCGCCGCCGCCGAAGCTGGCGTCCGAGGACAGCTTGACCTCGACCCGGTTGAACGGCGGGCCGCTGTTCACCGGCTCCAGGTTGTACTCGTCGGCCGTGATCGTCTGCCCGCCGGAAGCGAGCGTCGCCACGGAGATCAGGCCCTGGTCGTCGAGGCGCAGGATCCACGGCGTCATCCCGCCCCGGGGCGGCCAGTCGAACAGGCGCGTCGCCTGCACCGGGTAGAACCGGCGGTGACACAACCCCTCCACCGCACGGGAGGCGTCCTCGATAGCGCGGTCCACGCGCGCGTTGGAGCGGGCCGTCTCCTTCACGTCCAGCTCCGCCTTCACCTCCTCGCGGGTGGCGTACCAGACGCCCTCAGGGGACGTGTTCGTGGCGGCCGCGGACGCCGGCGCGTACACGGTGACCGTCTCCGTTGCGGTGACCGGGGCGCCGGACTTGAGGCCGGACCAGGTGGCGAGGTAGGCGCCCGGGGTGAGGGACGATGAGGGGGTCCAGGCGTAGCCGTAGGAGCCGGTTCCGGGGTGGGTGACGCCGCTGCTGGTGGCTGCGAGGGCGGTTGCCCCGGTGGCGATGCTCGTCACCGTGATGGTGGGGGTGGCGTCGAGGTTGGTGAGGGTGCCACCCGCGAAGTCGTAGAACTGGGCGAGCAGCGGAACGGCCTGGCCCGCGATGACATCGGTCATGAGCCACCGCCAGCGGGGTGCAGCAGGTCCCACAGCCACTGGTGCCAGGTCAGGTGCAGGTCCCAGTGCACCCATATCCCGTCGCTGCCTTCGACGTCGGAGCCGCACAGCTTGCACGGGGCGGTCATGTCGATGGGCGGGCGGATGTCCTCGGCGACCGGGCGCGTCTGGTACATGATCACTCCTAGTAGAGGGAGGCCCAGAACGCGGACACGGTGGTGGACAGGGACGTGAGGGTGACCGAGGCGGGCAGGCTGGTCTGGCCGCTGCCGGAAATGAGCACCGGGAACGGCGCGGCGGACCATCCGGCGTTCGCGGCGCCGGACGGCGCGCCCTTCGGCCAGGACGGGCCGGTGGTGCCGTTGAAGAGCAGCGCGATCCAGTAGTAGCCCGCAGCAGCGCTGTACTGGCTGGTGAACGGGGCGTCCTTGTTGGCCTGCGAGCCCGTCCCCCAGGCGGTGGACTGGTCGGCACTGACCGCGACACGGTTCCCTGACGAGTCGTAGAGGCCCGCGAGGCACTGCCCGGAGGTGAGGGTGGCCCCGGCTGCGGTCTGGTACAGGCGCACTCCGGTGACCGTGGCCGCGGCCGGGATCTTGACGCGCATGTAGTAGGTGAACCCGGAGTTGCCCGGGCCTGCGCTGCTCGACGCCCACGGCGGGAATGCCCACGTGACCAGCGATGCGTCGGCCGGGACCGTGTCAACGATGCCCAGGTTGCCGCGGGCCGTGGAGGCGTTGGCGAGGTCGGAGAGGTTGTTCGTCCTCTGCGCGGCCCCCGTGGTCCAGGTGCCCGGGGAGCCTCCGGTCGTGCAGAGCCACCAGACACCGGTGGAGTCCTGCACGGCGTCGCCCGCCGACCATGTGCCCGTGACGGGAGCGCCGGCAGCGGAACGACGCCCGCAGAGACGGATGTTGGCCAGGGTGTTCTTCGCGCCGAGGGAGGCGACGCCCGTGGTGGCGTCGATGTCGTGGACGTCATCGAACGGCGTCGTGCCGAACTGCGTGCGGCCGATCAGGTGCGGCCCGGCGGGCTCAAGGCGCAGCACGTTCGACTGCGTGCCCGTGAAGTTGGCGTTCGACCAGGAGGACAGGAAGACGTCGAGGCCACCGATCTCGAAATCGAGGCCGCCGCCGGTCACGCGGAGCCGGTAGGCGCCGGTGCCGTCGGCCCGCTTCACCGTGAGGTTGGCGCCGTTCACGGTGACGTCCCCGGTGAAGGTGGCGCCCGACAGGGCCGCGAACAGGGCCGCGAGCGCGTCCACGTACGCCTTCGGCGCCGCCGAGTTCGGGGTGTCCGGTGCGGCGTCGTTGAGGACCAGGTCGCCGCTCATGGTGTCGCCCGCCTTGTTGACCTTGCGGGTGTCGCCGGTGGTGGACACGTAGCCAGTTGCGGTCATCTGCTCTCCTCCTCCCTCGGTGTCGTGTTGTTGTGGCTACTCGTCAGCGGTCGCCGACGTACCGGCCTCCCGGCCGCCATCCGTCCCACTTGCAGAAGAGCTGGCCGTCCGGCCCTTCTTGGAGCGGGTCGCCGTCGTTCGGGCACGCGACGGGGTCGGCTTCTCGTTCGGCTCGTCGGAGTTCTGCGCCTTCTCGGAGGATGTCGATGAGCTGCTGCCAGCTGATACGTCCTCACCCCCCTCGGCGTCGGCGGCCGCGTTGGTGGCGCCGCCGTGAACGGTGATCTTCGCCATGTCCTCGCCTTCCTCCTTCGGCAGGGGCCTCTCGTCGATCCGCACGACGGACCCGCACTGCGGACACGCCGGGGCGCCCACCGCGTAGTCCGCCGTGCAGTCGGCGCACGTCCACACCGCCACGTCAGGCCCCGGTCGCCGGAAGGTTCGCCGGGGCGCGGCCAGTTCCCAGGTCACGGGTGATCGCGGTGACCGTGCCCGCGCCCGTGCTGGTCAGCTTGACGTACTTGTAGGTGTCGGACAGCGACGTGCCCTCGACCTCGACGACCATCGCGTTCTGCGTGGCCGCAGCCGCCGTCACCACGGTCGCCGCCGCGTTCTGCGTCCGCCGGGTCCACGCGTCCGACCCGTTCCCGGTGCACGTGTGGTACTCCGCGATGATCGCCAGGTTCTGCGCGCCAGTCCCGCCGCTGTCCTTGGCCTCCTGCAGCGTGTACGTGTCGCCGACCGCGCCCGCCAGGTAGCAGGAGAAGGTGACGCCCGCGGCCGCGCCCTTCAGCGCGATCCACACGCCGTCCGCGGCGGGGGTGGTGTTGATGAGCCTGCCGA